ACATTGCATCTGCACCGTTTTCAAACATAGGAAAACTTTTAAACTTTAGTATTGTTGGTAAATTTCTTTTAAACAAACCTTATGCTAGAAGATTTATGAATAGTTACGAAAAAGCTGCGGCTGGTCAGAGTCAAACTAGTAGAGCTAAATTGTTCTTGAGCATGTTTACCGAAGCAATGGCACAATTCAGCGCACAAGCACCTGGTCAATTGATGCAAGAAGCTGTAAATGAGGGTACAAAACAATTATCGGCTGTTGCTGATAGCTCTGGACTAACATCAGAATTACAAAATTTAAGATCAAATGTGGAAAGAGGCGTTAATCAAACCCGAACAAATGTTCGCACTAACCCACTGGGAATGAACGTACAACCAGCATCAAACAATACAGGAATAGGTAATATTGACGTTACTGATCCAAGCACAGCATTAGCTTTAGGACTAAGCCCGTCAATGCAAGCAATAGCAAGTAACAGGAACGCATAACTATGAACATAGAACAATTAAGAGAAGAGCTTAAAGAAGACGAAGGTTGTAAGTACGAGGTGTATCTCGATCATCTTGGTTTGCGTACGCATGGAATAGGACATCTTATTACCGAATGGGATGAAGAATACGAAAAGCCAGTAGGCACACCAGTATCTGAAGATCGTGTTAATGAATGCTTCGCTAAAGATGTAAAAACAACAATAAATGAATGTAAAAAGTTATTTGATAACTTTGATGATTTACATGAAGAAGTGCAATTAGTCTTATGCAATATGATGTTCAATATGGGTCGTCCTCGTTTATCCAAATTTGTTAAGTTTCGTGCAGCCATAGCTGATGAAGATTGGCTTGAATGTGCAAATCAAATGGAAGATTCGAGATGGCACAAACAAGTAACCAACCGTGCTAATCGTTTGATAAAAAGAATGGAAGACTTAGGTGTTAAGGAACAAGTCGCTTAATTATTAAGCGTACCTAATCCTAAACGAGTTACATTTTCTTCTTCTTTATATCTATCACTGTAATCTTTATCCACCCAGATAGATATTTGTTGACGAATATTGCGTCTTTCATCATCACAAATACGTTTTAATTTATGGTAAGTATCAGTATCTATACCAATTGACTTGAATTTTGTTGGATCTGCCATTATAATATTCCCATGTTTAACAATAATAAAAGAATTATAACCAGAAAAATTGGGAAACCCAACAAGTATTTTGCAAAAAAGACAGTTGCAATGGGATTAAAGTTTGATTCTAGGTGGGAAGCAGAGCGTTGGGGTCAGATTAAATCTATGGAAAGAGCTGGTATTGTTATCAATCTTGATAGACAAATAAAATTTCCTATTGTTATGAATGATATAAAGATATGTGATTACATTGCTGATTTTGTATATGATTTAAAAAATGAAGATGGCACAATATCACACATAGTAGAAGATGCAAAAGGTGTGCTGACACCTGAGTTTAGGCTCAAAAAGAAGATGATGTTAGCCGTGCATGGTATAGATATATTATTAACTTATAAAAATAAATGATAGAACAGGTATTGACTTTGTTGTAACTAGTGCTATATATAAAGTTCTAGCTTACTAAAAGGAGGTCAATTATGACAAAAGAGCGAGAGACTATGTTTCAGTCTTACTTTGAAATGGATACTAAGAATCTGTTTCAACATAGGAATGAACTAAAAGAAAAATATGATGTAGCTAAGAAAGAACTAGCTCTAATCAATGAAGTATTAGATGCAAAGCATTACAACGAAGCTCGTAATGAACTAGCGTCACAAAATAAAAACTTTGGTACAGTTATTATTAATACTGATAGCAACCACTTACAGATGAAAGTTAATGTTAAGAAGAAAGTTTCTTGGGATCAAGTTGGTCTTATGCAAGCTCTTGATACTATGGATCAAGAAGATGCAAGGCATTATGGAAAGGTTAGTGTTACTATAGAAGAGCGTAAGTATACTAATGCTCCACCAGCTATTAAATCAAAGTTAGAGCCACATAGAACTGTGGAGATGGCATCAACTACTTATGAACTTGAGGAGATAGAATAATGGCTTTGAATATTATTACAGCAGAACAGCGTATGGCTGAAAAGAAAGGTCATAAGATCGTTGTGTGTGGTCAAAGCGGAGTGGGTAAAACCACTCTTGCTAGGACTTTGGATGCAGATACGACACTATTTATGGATTTAGAGGCAGGTGATGCGGCTATCGAAGGATGGCCCATAGATGTTATCCGTCCTAAGACTTGGGCAGAATGTCGTGACTTTGCATGTTTCTTAGGCGGTGGTAATCCATCATTGACTGATGACCAAGCCTATAGCCAAGTGCATTACGATCATGTCGTTCAACAATATGGCGACCCGTCAGAAATGATGACTAAATACGAAAGTATATTCGTAGATAGTATCACTGTGGCGGGTCGTTTGTGTTTTCAGCATTGCATGGGTCAAGCTGAAAATAGAACTAGAAATGGTACAGTAGACACTCGTGCAGTTTACGGAATGCAAGGTCGTGAGATGATGTCATGGCTAACGCATTTACAACATATCCGCTCTAAGAATGTTATTTTTGTTGGCATTCTTGACGAAAAGGTAGATGATTATGGTCGCAAGCTATTTGAACTACAGATCGAGGGAGCAAAAACAGGTCGTGAGTTGCCAGGTATTGTGGACGAAGTTATCACAATGGCAGTTATGACAGGTGACGAAACAACAGGTACATACCGTGCCTTTGTTTGCCAAACTTTAAATGAATGGGGTTATCCAGCAAAAGATAGATCGGGCAGACTCGATGTATTGGAAGAGCCACATTTAGGTAAACTTTTGGCAAAAATGAGTGGTGGTAAAAATCAATCAGAAAAAGAATTAACTTTTATTGATCCATCTAAACAAGCAACGTCTAGCAACGAAGGAGTAATTAATAATGCTTGACTTAAATAATATAACCCCAGACGAGGGTAATGACTTTTCTCTAATACCACATGGTACTATTGTCCGTGTGATAGTAACTATCAAACCACAGATGAGCGGAGTTGTAATACCCGATTTATCTAATCAACCTATCTTTAGACAATCACCACATTCATCTGCAAAGTGGGTCGAATGTGAGTTTACTGTCATAGGCGGTCAGTTTGACAGACGAAAAATATGGACTAATCTATTTTTTGATGGCGACAAAAAGAATGCAAGTGGTGTCTCTGTCTCTAAAGAGATAGGACTTAGAACTTTGAGAGGTATCATTGATAGCTCAAAAGGTCTTCGTGCAGATGACATGACTCCAGACTCTAATGCCAAAAGGCAGATAGCAGGATTGGAAGCGTTAGAGGGCATGGAGCTTTGCATTAAAGTTGGTGTTGAAAAAGGTACAAACGGGTATGACGATAAAAATAAAATGCTCGCTCCTGTACTTATTAATCAAGATGGATACATAGGTGGTGGTTCTCCGCAAGCACCAATTAATACTCCCATTCAACAGCCACAGGTTCAACAACAGCCACAAGGCGGTATTGCTCCAGCATGGGCTTCAAAATAGGTTTCTACGAATCTCTAGCGGCAAGATGACCTTCGTCTGCTAGAACTCGTTTGGGTAGCACGAGTGCCGTAAAGCTACCCATTTCATCATCTAGCAATGAGGGAACTATGATACTAAGACCATACCAAGAAATAGCAGTTGATGACGCATCAATAGCATTAAACAAACACAAAAACACTATCGTTGTTGCACCAACGGGAGCGGGTAAAACTATTATGTTGTCTGCTTTAATTGGTAAGCGATATAAAAAGAACAACAAAGTATTAGTTATTCAGCACAGAGACGAACTTGTCAGACAGAATGCAGAGAAGTTTTCTCGTGTTAATCCAAACATATCCACAAGTATAGTTGACGGATCAGAAAAGGATTGGTCTGGACAATCTATATTTAGCATGGTGCAGACGCTTTCAAGACCGAACAATTTAGATAATATGTGTAAATTTGACATGGTTGTGATTGATGAAAGTCATCATGCCATAGCAGAAACATATCAAAGAATTATTAACAGGGTTAAAGAAGCGAACAATTCTGTTGAGATAGTTGGATTTACAGCGACTCCTAATCGTGGAGATAAAAAAGGTTTAAAGTCTGTATTCAATAATTGTTCGCATCAGATAGAAATAGGAACACTCATTCGTGAGGGTTTTCTTGTACCACCTAAGACATTTGTTATTGATGTAGGTGTTACAGATGAACTGCAAAATGTTCGTAGAACTGTGTCAGACTTTGACATGGGCGAAGTTGAGCGGATTATGAATAAGCGAGCCATCAATGAAAAGATAATAGATGAATGGAAAGACAAGGCGGGAAACAGAAAGACAGTTGTTTTTTGTTCTACAGTTGTCCATGCACAAGATGTGTGTGACGAGTATCGTAGATCAAATGTAAGAGCAGAATTGGTCACTGGAGAAACTCCGTCAGAAGAACGAAAGCAAATACTACATGACTTGGAGCATGGAGATATACAAGTTGTTGTTAATGTAGCTGTGCTTACAGAAGGCTTTGATGCTCCACCTGTCAGTTGTATTGTACTAACAAGACCATGTTCATACAAATCCACAATGGTACAGATGATTGGTCGTGGACTGCGAACAATAGATCCCGAACAACATCCAGACGTTATCAAAAAAGATTGTGTGGTCTTAGACTTTGGAACTAGTGTACTTACACACGGATCATTAGATGAAGGTGTAAATCTTGAAGGAGCTGAATCTCAAAGATCAGGTGAAGCTCCCGTTAAAGTTTGTCCTAGTTGTCAGTCAGAAGTACCATTGTCATCTCGTGAGTGTCCTATATGTGGATATGAGTTTGGTGCAGAAGGCAAAGAAGCATTAGAAGATTTTGTAATGACAGAAGTTGATCTTATGGATAGATCACCGTTTAGATGGATTGATCTGTTTAATAATGGTCGTTGTATGAGTGCTAGTGGTTTTAATGGGTTTGGTATGGTTGCACACTTAGATGATATATCTATAGCTGTTGTAAAGCGAACTGGAGGTAATTTAAGAGTTGTTAGTGTTGGTAGTAAAGAGCAAGCTGTAGCATCTGCTGATGACTTTCTAAGGCAGATTGAAGATAGCGATGCCGCTAAGAAAGGTAAGAGATGGTTGAATGAAGCTGTAACGCCTAGACAACAAGAAGCATTGAGCCGACATGGTGTGGTTATTAAGTCCATAGATTTCAGTTGGAATAAATACCGAGCCGCTTGCTGGTTAAACTATGTTTGGAATAAAAATCAAATAGACGAAAAAATTATAACCATAGGAGATAAAAGTGAAGCGTAATAAAGCACTAAAAAAAGCCGAACAATTAATAACAGGAGACCGAGCAAAAGATTATGGAGACGCTTATGAAACCCATGAGAGCATAGCTAAAATGTGGTCTGTGTTGTTGGGTAAAGACGTAACAGTACATGATGTTTATCGGTGTATGATTGCAGTTAAATGTGTCAGATTAACAAAGACTCCCAAGCATGAAGATAGCATGATTGATATTATTGGTTATGCTGCTTTAGCTACGGAGGCTTTTGATGGCAAGCATTAGGGTTGAATACACAATATTTTTTGAGGATCAAAGTGATAAAAAAGGTAAGATGTTTGTTCCTATAAGTATGGATTGCGATAAAGGTGAGTTAATAGATACAGTCCATGAGGCTATGTTAGATATTTGTGATGAGTACGATAATGCTGTTAGTGGTAAAGCATCAGTACACTATTTTGGAGTTATATTTGACGTTCAATTTTATATTGAGGAGACTGAAAAATGTCCGATAACAATCCATTAAAGATTTTTGCTAGGGTTTGCGCCCAAATAGGATGGGATAAAAAGTTATCCGATTTGTCAGAAGAAGAAGTTATTGGTATAATATCCAATATCCAAATTGCCAAAGGCATAGACAAATTTTACGATGGAGAAGAAATTGTTCGTATCCACTTTTTATACTCAGACAGATCATGGAAAGGAGGTGGCGATGCTCCCTTCTGAAATAACAGACCAAATATCCAAAGAACTTGATAAGGCTATTGTAGATAAGAACTCAGAGCGTAAAAAGAGAACTTATCTTGGTGGCTCATCTCTTGGCGAATCATGCTCCAGAAAAATACAGTACAGGTACTTAGGAACTGAGTCTGATAAGGGTCGTGATTTTACAGCAAATACATTGAGAATCTTTCAGTTTGGACATGAAATTGAAGATTCTGTTGCACAATGGTTAAAAAATGCTAACTTTGATTTACGCACAGAAGATAAAAAAGGCGAACAATTTGGTTTTTCCATTGCAGATGGAGAAATTAAAGGTCATATAGATGGGGTTATATGTGGAGGTCCTGTAAGCATGGGGTATCCATGTTTGTGGGAGAATAAGTCAGCCAATGATAAGAAGTTTAGAGAATTTATGATGAAGGGTGTAGCAAGAACGAATCAAGTCTATGCCGCTCAGATAGCTTTATATCAAGCCTACATGAACTTAACAGAACATCCTTGTCTATTTACAGTATTAAATAAAAACACAAGCCAAATATATTATGAGCTTGTTCCGTTTAATAAAGCTCTTGCTCAAGAGATGAGTGATAAGGCTGTTAATATTTTAGATGCTACAAAGGCAAAAGAAACTCTGCCAAGAGTAGCTTATTCAAGAGATTTTTTTGATTGTAAATGGTGTGAGTTTCAGGATAGATGTTGGAGTTAAAATAGGCGACACATAAACGTAGAGGAATAATGTCGCCTATAACTTCAGCCAATGAAGTAAGGATATAATAATGAGTATAATAAGACTTGGCAATAAAAATCGTGACTTAAACTCACATGAGTTGGTCGAATTAATCAGTGATAAAGTGCCACCAGAAGTACAGATAAGTGAACTTAGAAACACATATCCTAATGGTGTTGTTCGTGGGGATCAGTTTTCTATCGGATCACTGTCAGGCGAAGCGGGTCAATCATTGAAGATTGATATTAATCCCAGATCACCATATTTTATGAAAGGTCAGGACTTCAACGGTGCGTCAGGTATCGGGGGTATTGTAAAGATACTGATGGAAGGTCGGGGTATGAGAATGAACGAAATAAAAGAATTGTTCGGTTCTTATCTGGACGATACGCCTGGATTTGTTCGGGATGTAGAAGCTCCTCCACCAGTAATCAATCCATCTTTGCGTCAACAGATAAGTGTGAAAACTCCGTATGATAGCGAACATTTGTATCTTAATGCAGATGGGGAAATACTCTGTATGGTCAGACGGTATAACATGAGAGACGGAGCTGGCAATCCAGTTATGGACGATCATGGTAAGCCTAAGAAAGAGTTTCGTCAGTTTACTGGTAACAATCCTTATCCGAAGATGCCTGATGTCAGACCGCTTTATAATATACCGAACATTTCTGCTTCCAATAAAGTTATATGGGTTGAGGGTGAGAAGTGTGCTGATGCTTTGAATGATATGGGATTTACAGCTACATGTACTATGGGTGGAGCGGGTATGTTATCTCGTAAATCAGCCAGCCAGTTTGACTTCTCACCGTTGCATGGCAAAGAATTAATCATTTGGCCCGACAACGATACTGCTGGCAAGAAGGTAGCCGAACTTGTTCAGGACTTAGCCATGAATGCTGGTGCTAGATCGGTGACAATGTTAACTCCACCAGCGGGTAAGCCTGAAAGATGGGATGCGGCAGATGCCATTGTTGAGAGTTTTGATATTGGTAACTTTCTAAACACAACCATAAAATACACTAAGAGAACTATAAATTTATTAGATGACAGTATGTTGATTAATAGATTTGAAGGTCAAGCACCCGAACAAAAGTATTTAATCGGAGATACGCTTCCATTAGGTGTACCAATAATATTTTCAGCCGCTGGAGATGCGGGTAAAGGTATGATGACACTGGACTTGGCTATGAAAGTAGCGAGTGGTCAGTCAATGTCAAACGCATTTGGAGATAACATTACTGAGTTTGGTAACACAATTATCTTCACAGCAGAAGATGACGAAGGCGAAATGCACAGGAGAATTGAGCGTTTAGACCCGAACAATTCTAGGTTTAACTATGAACATGAAATTCGTATTGTGTCTTTGCCAAACGTAGGTGGTGTATTTCCTATACTACAGGAAACCCATGATGGATATAAAACCAGTGATGAATTTGATAAGATTTATGCACAAATCATACAGATGAGTAATCTAAAATTAATTGTATTTGACCCGTTAGCGTCATTCGTACATGCAGATGTGAACTCTGATCCAGCAGCAGGTGCGTCTCTTACTGGACTTTTAGCTCAAGTGGCTACTGAAACTGGAGCTTCGGTTATGATGTGTCACCATATGACAAAGATTAAAGATGATGTGGCTGTATCGTCTCCAGAGCAAGCAAGGAATATGATTCGGGGTACGTCAGCACTGGTTGATGGTGTACGTTGTGCCTTTGCAATATGGCAAGTGGATGAATCTACTGGTCGTAGGCGTTGTCAGGATTTAGGTATCGAATACCAAAGAAACAGATGCTTTGACGGTGCAGTTGTTAAGTCAAATGGACCTGCAAGGCGTGACATAAGGCATTTTGTTCGGGATATGTTTTCAGGATTACTGGAAGATAGATCGGAAGATATATCAAGATTGCATTCAGGTAGTAATCGGGAGGTTAAGAAGGATGCTTTGTTTGCTTGGATTGCAGTATGTGAGCGGGAAGGTAGAGCTTTAACACAGCAGTCAGGAGCTGATGCAATACTGCAACGTATGAGTGCTGATCCTGATGCACCAAGAACTTTGGATAACTGTACGCAAAGAATGGTTGATGGAATTGTTCGGGAATTACTGGCAGAAGCTAGGATCGGGAAGTATTCGTTCAGTCGGTCAGGTGGTCGTAAGTGGCTTGGAACTACAGATGGAGACATGAGTCGAGGTGAATATGAAGCAACAACAGCAACGGAGAATGTATAATGTTATTAGCAGACGGTTTTGAAGGAGCGTTTATCGGAGTGGCTACAAGATGTGGACAACCGACATTAGCTGTTTACAGCGCACATAAATGTATTAAACTATTAGTAGAAAGAGATGGCATGACGCATGAAGAAGCATTGGAATACTTTAATTTTAATGTTGTTGGTGGGTGGGTCGGTGAAGAAACACCCTTATTTCTTGAGTCTATGTCACTGATTGAAGCGTGTAACTTAGATGGGGAGGATAATGACAATGAACGAACAAAGTCGGAGAAGAACTTGGACTCCAGTAGCTGAAGTTAATCCAAAAGCACACAATTGTTCGGGTTGTGGAAATAATTACGCATCTTATTCAATAAATGGAGGCTGGGATTGGTTTTGCTGGAAGTGTATGCCTAAAGAAGCTGAGTGGGATTCACGAAATGAGTAAGAAACATGCGAACAATTATATTGCCCTGAAGAAATTGCATAAAAAATTGTTAGCAAAGCAAATTAAAGCAGACCCATCCGAACAATTATTCGAGGATGATCCAAAAGCTGTTGAAGAAGTTGAGTACGGTAAAATAAAAAAAAGATATACCCATATAGAAACGAAAAGTGTCTTAGACGAGTTTTAATTATTTGTTTGACATGATTGGTAATCATTGCTATATAACAATTATATTAATAAACATAAGGAAGATACAATGATATATGTAGCATACGGTGCAAACTTAAATAAATCCAATATGAATATGAGATGTCCTGAAGCAATTTCTTTAGGTTCACATAAATTACAAGATTATAAACTTGTATTCAATAATGTCGCTACCATAGTAAAATCAATAGGCAATCATGTCGAAGTTGGTTTATGGAAAATTACAGATGATTGTGAAAAAGCATTAGATAGATATGAAGGGTTTCCTAATTTATATAGAAAAGAATATTTAGATTTAGGTATGGTTTATATAATGAATTATGGAGGTATGAATTTACCTACTAAATCATACTTTGATACTATTGAAGAAGGCTATGATGATTTTGATTTGGACAGAACTTATTTAGTCAAAGCCGTATTAGAGGCAAATGATTATCAATCAAAGATGGGCAATATCATTCCCGTTGCAAGAAGAAGGAGAGGAGGTAGACAGTGGGATTAAATATTTTTTTGTTGACAATGTAGTAGTGGTTACATATATAAGCTATATAAGTCTATCGTAAGGAGGATAAAATGGAGAAACCAATACTAGCAAGCGAACTGATTACCGCTCTTGGAGATGCCAAAAAGAATATACTTGGATGGCATGGCGGGAAGTATGCAGAGGGCATGAGACGTAATGTGCAGACTGAAATTGTTACGTCTCAAAAATTTGTATTAGGAAAAGGTCTAATTGAACATGCAGTACAAGCAAGCATGTCAAAACCCGAAATACTTTTTAATATGTTGGAGCGAGGTATTCCTCCATTTAATTCTTTATGGATTGAGTGGGATGAGGTTTATCGTCAAGAACTATTACAGAAAATTCATACTAACAATGGCAAAAAATATGATTTAGACGAAAAAATTATGCCCGTTGGTTATCATGTTCTTAAACATAATGACGATTACATTTATGCTTTATACACAAAGTATGAAGCTGATAATAAACATGATAAATCAAAAGATAAAAAAAATTACATAGTATCACCACAAATCGGGTTTAGTATTGATAACGAAAAACCATTTAATAGATTTGATGCTTCGGGTAATCCCGAAATTATGTCTGAAAGTGATTGGTTAAAAGCATCATGGCAAGCTACTGAGGCATATCTTGGTAGTTGGTATGCTCAAGAGTATGGTAAAAATGGAACTAAAAAAGATAAATATTATTTAGACCTTATTCGACAACGTATCACGACAACCCAAACTGCATCAATGCACTGGATGGTAAGTCAAAAACAATTTGACTACGGTTGGGATAAAAACGAAATGAGAAAATTTATGGAAATCTCTTATAATGTCATGGAGGGTGATGGTAGGTTTATGATCGCATTGCTTGGGTTGTTAAACTACGATTTAATCGCCACAGAGACGGTAAACCCACCAAAGCAAATAGATCATATATCATTTGGTCGTAAAGTACCTAAGAACGAATATAAGGTCGTTACAATTAATCTTCCAAAGCCTAGAGGTAAACGGGTTTATTCTCGTATGTTTACGGGTCAAGGTTCGCCAAAGCGAGAGCATTGGAGACGAGGACATTGGAGAGTTTTGAAAAACAAGCAGGGTAGTGTTCTTAAACGAATTTGGATTGAGCAGATGAAATGCGGAAATGCAGAGTTGGGCAAGATTACACATGATTATATATTAAATAAAAAAGATGCTTGACATGGTATTGAATACTATAGTAACTATAAAGGACTATCTTAACTAGCAAGGAAGGAAAATAAAATGAAACTAATAGAAAAATTTGAAATCGTTGATATTTTAAACGAATACAAAACAGATAAAATAAACTTCAAAAAGTTATGTGGTTTAATTTGGGATAAGCATTATGAGATTTGCACCTTTAATAACATTAATAAAAATGAAGTTGAAATGAGTGTTGTATCAACACTTACAAAAAAACTTTATACAATTAAAAATTAATTTGGGGGATAAATAAATGACTGCAATAAAACTAAAAGGTGTATTCAACGAAAACAAATCAATCGTTGATAAAATCAAAAAGCATATCGCTACTGAAATGCAAGAATATAAAGAGTATATGGATTCTGATTATGAAGACAGTTTTCAAGATGCTTTGTATGAGGGCAGAAACGAATATGCTGAAAGTTTATTAAAGCAAATAAATGAATGGGAGAAGTCATAATGAGTATTTTTAAAATCAATGT